GTCAATTAGACAAGTACTGTCATAGGAACCTGTTGTTTATACCTTTGTCTCGGAAGAAGAACCACAATGCAACAATCGCAAACGGTCGCATTAATCTGCGTCATAGTTAAGCGTACATAAGGATTGTTCCGGGCCGCATTTACAACCGCATTCGTTACTTCCGCCGGATCAACTGAGATTTCATAAATATCGTTTGCGTTGGCAGTAGTCGCAAACCCTACAGCCGTTGCTACCGTTAAGGCTCCCCATGTGTCCGTTCCGCCGATATTCCTGCGATATTGGAAAGGGATCGCCGTCTGGTTTGCAGGACCGACAGTATCACAAGCCTCAACCGTCAAAGTGGTCGTTCCAACCGCACCGGGACCCTTTACAAGTAAAAATGTAAGGCTGTGGTGAAGTGATATATTTATCACATCACTTGAACCATTCAAGGCTCTCGAATCCGGCACAAGACCCATAACGATATGTGCGTTCTCGGTAAAAATATTTCCATACATAAATGTCTCCTTGTTTATTTAAAATATTCTGTTAATTATCAATTATACCCTTACCGCAAGAAAAATATAAGGACTCAAAGTTGCGGCGGAAGCATCTGCCGGTGTTAATGGTGAGTTCCATAATGGCTGTCCGTCTACTCGCAAGACAAAACGCAAGACGGTTTCATCATTAAGGAATCTCACATGAATTGAACTGGCCTGGTCTATCCCGCCCTTTTGTGCAAGCAAATACTGTGATAGATCGAGAAAGGCAATATCTCCAACCGTTCCAAGTGCGGAAGCATGCTCAATTATATTTACCGGTTTTCCCATAAGGGTTCCGTAAGGCGTTGCAGAAGCACCGTTGGCCGGCATGTAAACAGGAACGCCGCCAAATCCAACTGCCAATGCCATCGTGAACAACCATGGTAAACAACTTTGGTTCATATACCACTCTGCTCTCGGCATAGAACTGGCAACCATACGGCTGTACATATCAACAATGTTCTCATAGACAATAGCACCGTTCGCTAAAGTCTGTCCGGGCTGTATCGCTACATTTACCGCACCGGCACTACCCAAAACTCCAACCGGCTGTCCGCCGCCTGCTCCACGATAAACCGCACTATCAAGCAACCATGCAAATTCCTCCGGGAACATCGACTGCACCAAACTTTGAAGTGCGGCCGCATCCTGGATAAGCTCATCAGTTAAATAACAAAGAGCCGCGAGCTTTTTCAGCTTAAGCTCGATCTTCCTGAAAACAGGCTGTGAAGCCGTTTTCGTTCCGCCTTCCTCAAGCCAGAATCCGTTAAGTCCGCCAAAACGGTTTCCGGTTACTCGGGAAGTTTCCGCAATAGCATTAAAATCTACTGCGTTTGAGTTTGCGCTGATAGTAATCTTTTTACATTTCGGCGCAAGAGAAGCTAAAGTAAATGTGGTTGTGATAAGCTCTGCCGCATGATCCGTAGTTACGAAAAATCCACCATCTGCAGGAACCAACTCACTCATTCCTGTGATAACACGCTTTTCCATGATCGCCATTAAATCTTCCCCTAAAGGAATACTCCGGCGTTCATCAGGCGGTGGCGGGTCCGTATTAGGGGGAGTTGCCGCTTCAGCATCAAGCTCCTGTTGACGGGTTTCCCGGTCAATCTCGACTTTCATTGTGTCAACCTGTGCGTTAAGCTCACTCCAACGATCACCCTCCTCGGGTGTCATTTTCTTGTCGGAACGCTTCTCCGCTTCGGAAGTTATTGACCGCATTTCGTCAATTAACTTCTGCCTGTCAGCTTTCATCTTCTCGATGTTTTTCATAAAATCTCCTTCTGAAAAATTGAAAAAAGTATTACCTTAAATATCTATTTTTATTAAAAATCCTTTTCTAATTCAGCCACCCGCTGTTGTTTTAATTTCAGGTTATTAATAATTGCCTGCTCCTCATCCTTAACTCTCTGAGCTTCTTCCGCAACCGCCCGCTTTTCCTCAGAATAATCCTCATAATCCTCTTTGACGGAACGCATATTTACTTTTGATGAAGGGTATGCCGCTATAACTGATGGTGTCGGTGATATTTCTATCAAATCAACATCAATCAATGTCCTCACTATATTTTTTTCATCCGACTCATCCCATTCATCTTTTATTTTTCTAAAACCAAAAGACACGCTACGAACATCCCCCCTTTTAACTGATATTGCGGCATCTTTCCCATATTGTGTGTCTGGTAAATCAATTTCAAATTCAAGGCCCGTACTCGTCTCCGTTAATCTTAATGTGCCGGCCCTTGTATTCCCCAAAACCATATCAGTATTATGGTTCCATACTGCAACAACTTCGTTCTTTTTTATTGTTCTCGTAAAGGCTCCTTTTCTTACTTTTTCCCTTACTCCCATTAATTGTGGTAATGGATTAGATAATTTCTCATATTTAACAACTGTACCAAACATTGTATTTTTATCATCCTCCACTCGCAATTCAATAGCTTCAGCATCAAACATACTTCGTGTTATTTTCATTTTGGCTCCTTTGTACCCCACTGCCGGGCCTTTGCATACGATTCGAAACGCTCCGATTGCTTCCCGCGCAACAACCCTTCTATTAAATGCTCTGCAAAAAATTCACCCTCATTGAAAAATAATTTCTTGAATATTTCCTGTTCCCATTGTACCAGGTAAGGCCGTAAAGTAAAAACAACAAACCCAATAGTCATTTCCTCAATACCGGTCCCCCATGATGTGCTCTTTTCAAGGTGTTGGATCATGTGTAATGGTACATTGTATATCCTGGCTATTTCCTCAACGGAGAATTTACGGGTTTCCAGGTATTGCGCATCTTCCGGCGGCAATCCTATTCGTTCAAATTTCATAGCTTCCTCAAGAAGCATTAACCGGTGAGCTCCACCAAGGCCCGCGTATTGTTTCAAACTCTCCCGCAAATCCTTTTCCGAACCCTCTTTTAACCGGGAAGGATGAGTTATTACACCCGCCGGATTAGTACCCTCCCCAAATGTCTTTGCCCCAAACTCTAAAAGAGCCATTGACATTCCGATTGTTTCACGATGTACCGCTATAGGAGATTTCCATTCGTATTGATTGGTTTGCAGGGATGGGAAAATTAATAATTTATAATGCGGGATTTTTTTTGTTTCGTTGCCAACCTTGATCTCGTAATATAATGCTTTACTACCCTTTTTCTTTTTAGGAGTTACTAACCAGGGCGGGATCGGCCATAATGCTTTTGGTGTTCCCCCTTTAGTAAACTCGATCTCGGCTATGCCGGCCCCCCATAAATTTTGATGTACGCTTATTAAACTGCGAAAATCAAAGGAAGTCTGCTCAACATTCGGCTTTGAATGTAGTAATTTATAAACCGGATGCTCCGTTGCCCGCCTTTTACCCCTGGGAACGAGCCTTTCATAGGTGATTAACGGTAAACTGGCTTGTGTCCATGCTAAAATTCTCACACAAGCCCAAACTGCCGTTACCGACAACGAGAGATTTTCCGTTACTACCGAGCCGCTTTTTGTGGGATTGGCAACCAAATCACTTATAGCCCAGGGGCTTTCACCCCCCAAACCAAAAGGTAATTGTCGCTTTTCGGTGATATATTTTGTTAAAAACCCCATTATTTACCCTTTTTTAGCGGTAAAAGTACGTAAAAAAGGCATATTCCGCCCAAAATATACGTTAAAGGCTCATAAATGAGCCAAAAACCGTACAAAAAAGAGATATAACTGATAATAAACAATATATCTGTAAGGATATGTTTGAGGAAGGCTCCGACTTTCAATATTTCTCCTTGCCCGGAAAGAAAAAAGCCAATACACTGATATGCCAGCATATTGGCTTGTAATTTCTTATTAATTGCAGAGAGCGACTCCACAACCACCGGAATAGCTATTTTAATACATAATACAATAAAAAGAGTGAAAAGTAAATAAAAAGATGAAAAAAAATAAAAAAGGCCTCTCAGAATACCGAAAGGCCACTTTTAACTGTACTTTTAAGTCGTGCTAATATTTTATTGTATTATTACCCTATATTAATACCTCCTTCGGATAATGCTTCATGTTCCGAAATGGATTAGGTAATAAATCCTTAATTATTACCTTCATTTTTTCCTCCTTTAATAAGCGCTGGCCCCTACTATACAGGCAATGGTCTGTACAATAGAATAACTATTTAGGATAGTTTTTGAGCCAGCTTTTTTTACGATAGGATTTCCATTGCTATTTAGAATATATCATACTTTATTATAAATTACAAAAAATATTATTTTATTCTCAATACTCCACTACTTCTATAAGCAGTATAAGATTTATTATTTATTGCATTAAAAATAACAGTATCAAGTGGTGTGCCTACGGGGCCATTCCTTGATGCGCCTATCATTTCACCCTTATTGCATGATATTACTTTCTCTTCTGAGGGCATTACACAAGGTAAGGTTACATTA